TCGGGTAAAGACTATACGTTGGTTTTAACAGATACATCTGCATATGTAATTCAATTTGTTGGAGCACCTTTTACCTTTTCTGTTAGACAGGTAGGTACTAACTGTGGGTTGATTGGTCAAAATGCACTTAGTTATTCTAATGGTATTGTTTTTTGGATGTCGGGTGAAGGTGGGTTCTTTATGTACGATGGTACTGTTAAAATGCTTCCATGTCCTGTTGAAGATTTTGTATTTACTACAACAGGAGATAATTTAGGAGTAAATTATAGTTCTAATCAATTAGTTTTTTGTGAACACAATAGTTTATATAATGAAATAAACTGGTTCTATCCTTCAGCAACTTCAGATCAAATTAATAGATGTGTAGTATATAACTACGCAGAAAATATTTGGACCACAAGTTCACTAAATAGAACTAGTTATCTTGATCAAGGAGTTTTTGATCTACCTTACGCAACAGAATATAGTAAATCTGCTACACCTAATTTTCCAATACAAGGTATAACATCTAAGTATGGTTCGTCTACTTACTATGAACACGAAAAAGGAACTGATCAAATAAAAGCAGGAGTCACAACATCTATTGATGCTTTTATTCAATCTGGTGATTTTGATATTACAGCAGGAAAAGGTGTATTAACAGATATGGGTGATTTAAGAGGTGATGGTGAATTTATTATGTCTGTAAGAAAATTTATACCTGACTTTAAAGTGTTAAGTGGTAATTCAAAAATAACACTACTGTTGAATAATTATCCAAGTGACACAGCAAAAAGCTCACCTCTTGGTCCATTTACAATAACATCATCTACAGATAAAGTAGACACACGTGCTAGAGGAAGATTACTTGCAATTAAAATAGAAAATGATGCTGTAGGTGAAACATGGCGTTATGGAACCTTACGTGTGGATATAAAACCAGATGGAAGAAGATAATGGCAAAAATATCATCCTATATACCAGAACCAAAACAACAGTATGACGTTGAAAACCAAAGACAAATTTTACAATCAGTAGACTCAATTAAAAATGAATTAAACTTTTCATACCAAAAAGACTTGAAAGAAGAACAGGATACATATAATTATTTTTTATCATGACAATACAATATAAAAGCGAAGTATTTGATTTAACAGATACTAATTTAACTACAGTCCTAACAATATCGACTTCTGCAATAGCAATTGTAAAAACTGTGCAAGCTAGTAATAAAGATGCGTCTAACGTAAATACAGATTTTTATTTAAAAAAATCTGGTGGTAGTGATGTAGAAATAGGTCATGCGCAGCTTAATAAAAGCATGACAAATATGATTGTAAACACCTTGAATTTAGAAGCAGGAGATGTTATTAAGATCCAAGCAGATGCAGCAAATAAAATAACAGGTGCTGTAAGTTATGCTTTGATAGATAGATCACAGGAGAATGGATAATGTCAGATGATATATTAAAAATTGATTGTACTACAACGATAGTATTAAGAAACACCAGAACAAATAAAATATATATAGATGAAGCAGAGAAAGATGCTGATATCGCAGACCCTAATACTGAAACAGCAGCAGAACACATTGCTCAAGATTTAACAGTAGAGGTATCGCCGAAAGGATTAAACGTTTTACAGAAAGTTATGAATCAAAATAATGACAAATCAGAGTCCTAGGGGCGGAACAGAACTTCAATTTGAATATTTAAGAAACCACGTTGATTCTAAGTTATTAGATCAAGTTCAAATTTGTACATCTGTTCCAGAAAAAATACCACTTCATTCAACTAAGTTAAATATACTTTGGCAAAAAAATTCATGGGATCAACCTAATTTAATTAATTGGTTTAAAGATAAATCTAATCATAATAAATATGATTGGTATGTATTTAACTCTAATTGGAACTTTGAACAATTTATTAAACAATTTGATTTGCCCACAGAAAAATGTGTTGTAATTAAAAACGGTATTGAAAACGTAGAAGCTGTATCAACTACATATAAAAAAGGTGATCCAATAAAAATTATTCATCACTGCACACCCTGGAGAGGTCTATCTATATTGTTAGGTGCTATGCAACTTGTTAAAAATCCATTAGTTAGTTTAGATGTTTATTCTTCTTGTGAAGTATATGGTAAATCTTTTTATGATCACAATGATCACTATTACCATGAGCTATACGATCAAGCAAAACAACTATCAAATGTTAATTACATTGGATATAAATCAAACGAATACATTAAAGAACATTTAAAAGATTATCGATTATTTGTGTACCCTAGTATTTGGGAAGAAACATCTTGTATATCACTATTAGAATCTATGTCTGCAGGTCTGTATTGTATTACAACAAACTATGGAGCTATATATGAAACAGGAGCAGAGTTTCCAGTATATGTACCTTACTCAAATGATTACAAAAGTTTAGCTAGAAAGTTTGCAAAGAGTATAGAAGTTGCAGCAGACACGCTTCATAGCACGGGGATCAGGGACCATTTAGAAATTCAAAAAGATTATGTTAATAGATTTTATGATTGGAGTATTAGGTCCATAAACTGGACTACTTTCTTACAAGGAGCAATAAATGAAAAACAATAAACCCATTTGGTTTAACGAGGATACTTATCAAACAATAAAAGAGAAAAAAGTAGAAACGGAGACTTTAGAAATAGATATAGGACAAGAACCAAAAGCTAAAATAATGGTATGTACTCCGTGTCATAGTGATGTTTCAATGCACTACACACAAGCTGTTTTAAAATTTCAAATGGAGTGTATGAAACAAGGTATATTGGTTAGTTTTACTTTATTAAAATCATCTTTAGTTACCCAAGGTAGAAATTTATGTGCAGCAGAATTTATTAATCATTCAGATAATTATGATTATTTATTATTTATTGATTCAGATATAGATTTTGAAGCAAATACAATATTTAAAATGATAGGTGCTGACAAAGACGTTATCTCTTGTCCCTATCCAATGAAAATGATCGACACAGATAGAATGTGGGCAAAATTACACCAAACAGATTTAGTAAAAACAAAAGATGATTTGTTAAGAGCAGGTTATTTTTTTCCACTTAAACTAGATAATAAACAGGAAATTATATCAGATCATGGAGTTATAGAAGTTAGCCATGCTCCTACTGGATGTATGTTAATTAAAAGAAAAGTAATAGAAAAAATGATAGAACACCACCCTGAATTAAAGATATATCAACCTACTATAGTTAATGGTAAAGAAACATCAAAAGAAAATTTTTATAATTTATTTGATACATTACATGATGTAGAGACTAAAAGGTACTTTGGTGAAGACTTTGGTTTCTGTCAAAGGTGGACAGATATGGGAGGTAAAGTGTATATTTATGCACTAGACTACATTACACACGTCGGAGAACATCAGTATTGCGGCAGATTCTACGATCAATTAGAAGCTTTAAAACGTGTTGACGTTGACAAAAAAATCAAATAAAGTATGATATTTCAGGTTATCTACGCCTGTTTAAAACTTATATTTATTTGGAGAAATAAAGGTGACCAAAAAACCAATATTACAAGGCGGAGTACAAAACTACCTAGGTAAACAAAAAGAAGTTACAGCTCCTGTAAAATGGAAATCTAGTCCAAATCATCCTGAAACAGAATTAGCGTATATTACAAAAGCAGAAAAAGATTTACTTGTTAAAAAAGATCTACATGGATCATTAAAAGGTGGTGTTAACAGAGGACCATCTGGTATTATGAGTTTAAATGGTTATGGATCATTCGATGGTCCAGATCCAAGTAAAGATACAGGTATGTCTGGTGCAGCAACAAGTGATGCAGAGGCAGGTTTAAATACAGCTAACACAAGAGCTGAAGGTCCTGGAAGTGCAAACTTACCACCAGGAGTTAGAGATAAAGGTTTAGACGATTATAGAAATCAATTTATTGCAGCAGGTGGTGGACAAAGAGTTAATCCAGGTTTTTTTGATAGTAAAAATACTGTGAGTCCTGCTGAAATGGCAAGAGCAAAAGCATTTGCAAATAACCGTGATAATATGTTTGCAAGGCAGTCTATGAGAAATACAAGAGGCGGTGGTTTAATGGGCTTTCTTACAAGTGGCGGTCTTTTTGGAAATCTTATAAGAGGACTAGGACAGAAATTTGGTTTAGGTAAAACATTCGATCAGCCAACTTATGACATGAGAGGCATCACATCAATAAATCCAACTTATATGAATGATTTAGGTAATGAAGTAGCATTGTCAACTACTGCTAGCCCTAACCCATTAAATGATGTTGTTACAAGCACAGGATATCCTGGAGAAAATAAAAATTTTATTACAACAACTGACGATTTAATATCAACAGGTGTACAAGATGGACCTTATGCAGGGATGTATGATTATTTAGAGGCACCTCCAATAGGTGAAAATCCTTTGAGCCGTTTTATTTCTAATTTAAATTTTGGTATAACACAAACACCGCAATTTGATAACTCACCTTACGGAAGAATTAATGATGAGGACATGGTTCCATAATCGTATTGATTATGTAAGAAAAAGACTATAAAAAGGTAAAACTATGGCAATTTCAAGAATGAATATGGAAAGACAACTTAGAGCTGGTGGTGGTATCATGACACTAGAAGAGCCGAGACAAGGTTATTTTTTAGGTAAATTAGTTAAGAAAGCTAAAAAAGTTGTTAAAAAAGTTGTTAAATCACCATTAGGTAAAACTGCACTATTAGCAGCAGCTGGTTTTGGAATACCTGGAACAAGTTTTGGCGGTCTACTTGGTAGAGCTGGTTTTGGTGGAGCTGCAAAAGGTATATTTGGAAACACCGGAGGAATAAGTGCATTACTTGGATCAGGTGGTAAATTTAGTACACTTGGGGATTTATTTAGAGTAGGTGGTAAAGAAGGAGCTAAGTTTAGTATACCTAGAATATTAGGTGGAGCACTAGGAGCAGGCGCTATCGCAGCACCATTTTTTATGGGTGGTGATGAAGAAGAAGCAGATGATAGTATACCATTTGGTGACCCACTACCATTAATAGAGGGTGTTAGAGATAGAGCTAAAGCATATTATTCAGATCCAACAAACTCTGCATTATATTTTATGCCTCCTAAGTCAGCTGTACAAAGATCTTATTACGCTGCTGATGGTGGTAGAATAGGTTATAGACTTGGTGGCTCAGCATTTGGACTGCCCGGATTAGCTATAAAAGGTGGTCAAAAAATAGGTGAGATGGTTAAATCTGGTGTAGGTAAAGTTAAATCATTATTTGATGATGCAGATATAAATGTAAGTATTAGAGACGAAGACGTTATGACAGATTTTGGACCACAAGCACAAGCTGTTGGTCAAGATGTTTTTATAATACCTAAGTCAAGAAAAGCCGTAAAAGTAATGGAAGATTTAATTGACGAAGGTTATGACATTACTAAAGATGCAGATGGTGAATACATTATCAATGCATTAGATGAAGGAGCTTTGGATTTAATTACTCAAAGACTACGAATAAATAGTAAAAGTGCGGATGATTTTATAGCAAGTCAAGATTATTATACGGGTGGAGAAACCGGTATGATGGATGAAGAATCAAGAATGATCTATGACGCTTTAAGAAATAGAAAAGCAGACGGTGGTATTATGGACCTAGGAGGTCTAGAAAAAGATTATAGAGAAGGTGGTTTTGTACCACTAGGAGCTGAGGAAAGAGCGGACGATGTGCCAGCTAGACTTAGCAAGAACGAATTTGTATTTACAGCAGACGCTGTAAGAAATGCAGGCGGAGGTGACATAGACCAAGGCGCTGAGGTTATGCAAAATATGATGGACAATCTGGAAGCAGGTGGTACTATATCAGAAGAGTCTCAGGGTATGGAAAACCCTGCACAAGAAATGTTCGATCAATCACAAATGTTGGAGAGTAGAATAGCATAATGGCATTACCAGATTATTTACAACAGGCAGCACAAGATTACGCAACTCAATTAACGGCAGCAACATCTGTACCTATTGATACTAGTACATTTACTGGTTCAAATTTTGTTGCAGGTGAAGATCCTTTACAGACACAAGCAATCAACCTTGCAACGTCAGGTATTGGTGGTTATAAACCGTTCTTACAACAGGCACAACAATTTGCAGGAACAGGTGCAGGAACTGGACCTGGATCTATTTCATCTTTTATGTCTCCATATCAAGGAGCTGTTATTGATGAAACATTAAGACAGTATGACTTATCAAGAAATGCTGGTATGCAAAACATTAAAGACTCTGCAATAGCACAAGGTGCATTTGGTGGTGGTAGAACAGGTGCTTTACAAGGACAGTTCATGGCTGACTCTACTGCTAATAGATCAGGAATCGCGGCTAATTTATTACAACAAGGTTTTCAAGATGCTACACAAAGAAGACAAGCAGCTTTACAAAATCAATTTGCACTATCTAATTTTCAAAGATCTGGTTTATCTGGAGACGTAGCTTCACTAGGTAACCTTGGAGCATTTAGACAAGGATTAAATCAACAACGATTACAAGCACAAGCTGATGCTAATAGAACTGCAGCTTACGAGCCTATGGGAAGACTCCAACAATACGGAGGTGGTTTAGGTCAATTAGCTGGATTTGCACCTGCTGCACCATTACCTACTTCAGGTGGATCTAGTCCATTTGGTACAGGTTTAAGTACAGCTATGGGTATCGCAGGATTGTTTGGTAAATTATACGGATAGTATATGAAAACATTAAATAGACCAATGTTTAGATACGGCGGCCCTATCAAAGAGGGTATCATGGACGGTATGAGAGAGCCAAAGAAAGATGGTAATATCGTTGGTGGTAAACAATCACCACTACTAGCCGGAGCCCACCCTTTAAAAGATTCAGAAGGTAGAGAGCATCATTTTATACCTGCTTTATATGCTGCTGGTCTTGGAGCTTTAAATATAGGTAGAGCAGGTCTTGCTGCTGCTAGAATTGCTGGGCCAGCTATAGCTAGAGGTTTTAAAGCAGCTAGAGGATTTGGTGCTACTCCAGGTAAATTAGGATTTGTCGATAGAGTAAAAGATTTAGCAAGAATTAATAAAGGTATTGGTTTACCTATGGCTACTCGTCCTGAAAGCGTTGGTTTTAGAATAGGTTCTTTTGCAAAACAAAATCCAATTTTAACATTATCAGCACCTAGTTTAGGTTATGATGCTGCAAGAATTGGTGGACCCTTGTTAGCAGAAGGTGCTAAAGGTGTTGCAAATTTTTTAGTACCGGGTGAAAGATTTGACCCATTCAAACCTAAACAACCAAAAGTACCAGAAGGTGATAAAACTGGATTAAAACGTGGAACAAAAGAAGAAGGTAAAACTAAAGTTGTAACTACACCTAATGTAAGTGGAACTGGAGAAGGTACAAAACAAGAAATAAACGAAGACAGAATCCAAGCAACAAAAGATAGATACTACAAATTAATGGGTATAGATAAGATGAATAAAGAATCTGTTTACGATTCATTAATTGATGCAAGTAAAATTATACAACAAGAAGGTGGAGACCTAAAAGGAGCTATCAAATCGGGTAGTTTACAATCACAATTAATAGGTGCTATATCTCAAAACTTAGATAAATCTTCTGCTCTTAAAAAACAAATTGATGCTGCAGTTCTTAAAGGTGAAATTGAAAAAGATATTAAAGCAAATGATCCATCTGCTGCAGTCGATCTTGCATATAAAAAAGCAGCCACTGCAAAAATACAAAAAGATTTAAAAGGTAGTTCTGCAGCTGATGTTCTTGCAACAGCTGAAATAAGTGGTAAAAATTTAGTAACAAGTAATACATTAACAAGCATACTACAATCTAAAGGTACAGATGTTGACTTTACTTTCCCAGACGACAAGTTTCAAAAATGGGAAAAGAATAATGAAGGTAAAGACGAAATAGATTATCTAACAGAAAACTATGGTGGATTAGATAATGGTACGTATGTAGTCAACAAAAAAGCTTTTAAAGTTCAAGATGGTTCGGTATTTCCAATAGACTTAGATAGTATCACAGGTTAGGAGTAACTCATGGCTTCTGCACGAGAACTAATATTAGCGGAATCAAACGATAATAATAAAGTAGGTACAATTGAATCTGTACTTGCTGGTGTAGGTTCTGGTCTTCTTGCAATACCAAAAGGTTTCTTTTCATTAGGTGCAACACTATTAGATTTAGGTGTTGATCAAAACAGAGCGGCTAGAGTTGAGGCATTCTTTGATGATCTTACAACACTAGATGAGAAAGCAGAAGCAACTATAGCTGGTCAGATAACAGAAGCATTAGTTAACATTGGTATACCGGCTACTGCAGGTTTTAGAGTTGGGTCAAAGATAGCAGTTGATGCAATGAAAGCTGCAAAAACTGGTAAGTATTTTAAACCTTCGGGTGAAGTAAAAAAATTAGCTGACGATGTTTTAGAATTAAATACTAAAGGTAAAACAAATAGATTTATTGGTGGTGCGTTAGGAGGTGGTGTTGGTGAGGCAGCGTTTGTTGGTGACGTAGAGCAGATAGGTACGTTCGGTGATTTAATTGGTGGACCCACAGAAATAGATAGAGAATCTGATGACCCGTTAACAGATTTATTAAACAGGGTTAAGTTTGGTACAGAAGGTGCGTTGTTTACTGGTATTATTAGCGGCACAGGGAAAGTTATTAAAAGATTAACTGATCGAAATAAAAACATTACAGATTCAAACGATAAGATAGATAGATTTATAGATAAAATTGCACAAGGGTTCAGGGCAAGGAGTGGTAAGACTCAAGAGTTTTTTGATATTGAAAGAACTAACATTGGTGAAAGATCTGCTGACGCTGTAAAAGCAAAAAATATATCTAGAGAATTAGATATAGCTATCGATAAAATATTTCCACCGTTTAGAAACATAGCTAACAGAACCAGTCAAAAACAAAGAGATGCATTATTAAAAGATATTAACGATCTGTTGTTGTCAGGTGACGCACAAATAGATGATCTTGGTTATGCAAAGTTTGGTGCACTAGATCAAACAAAAAAAGAAGCATTACTTAAAAAACTACAAGACTTAAAAGTAGATGAAGAAACTATGGGAACTATATTTGGCAGCCTTACAACTATTAGAGATAAGTGGGCTGATCTATTTTCTAATCTAGGAAGAACATTAGGTAAAAACGAAATACAAGAATTTAAAAAATTATTTGGTAACAAATTTAAAAACTATATTGGTGCAACGTATGATGTATTTCAAAACAAAAGTATACTACCTTTCTTTGCATACACACCTACGAGAGAAGCAATTGAAAGAGCTAAAACAGTATTTAAACAAAGTGCTGATGAAGCAGGAAAACCAATAACAGATCTACAGGCAGAAGAAATAGTAGCCAATGCATTAAAAGACCCTAACCTTCCAAAAGGTTTTAGATTAGATAAACCATCTGATGTTATATTTAAAGTACCAGATTTTTTTGTTAACAAAACTGTATTAGATGAAACATTAAAAAGAAGAGTTGCACAACCTCTTGTATCTATTGGTGAAATAAAATCAAAAGCAGACAGAGAAGTATTTGAAGAATTGTTTGGTAAACAAAGAAATCCTATGCAAACAATTATAGGTGCCACTGCAAAACTGTCTATGCTTACAAGACGTAATATGTTTTACAGAGACTTATTAAAAAAGAATGATGAAGTTTCAGAACTATTTAGATCAGGACAAAGTAATACAAAACCTTTCTTAGCTAGAAGTGAAGACGAAGCTAGGGAATTATTTGGTACAGATTATCAGATGGTAGAAGTTATTGATCCTGCTAAAAGACTGACTGTTGATGCAGGTAAGGGTGTTAAAAAAGAAGTATTAGATAAAGGTAATGTTGCTATGGGTGCAACTAACCCCTTCTCAGAGTCACAGTTTTTTGCAAGACCTGGTGTCGCTAAGGCATTAAAAGATACAGGACTACAGCAACAGGATCCGGGGATGTTGGGTCAGCTGTATCAGAGTTTAGTTTTATATCCAAAGGGTCTATCACAAGTAGCTAAAACAATTTTATCACCGGTAACACACATGAGAAACTTTGTTAGTGCTAGTTTTTTTGCTACAGCAAATGGTATCATACCTGATCAAGCCGCTATTAAACAAGCATACCAAGCATTACAAACACCACTAAAAGGCACAAGACAACAAAACGATTTATACGAAGAACTACTAGAGCTTGGTGTTGTAAACTCTAACGTAAGATTGGGGGACCTAACAAGACTATTAGAAGATGTAAACTTTGGTGAAACAATGACGGCAGACAAAGGATTTAGAATGTTGTTAAAACCATTGTCAAAATTAAAATCAGTGTCACAAGATTTATACACAGCTGAGGATGACTTCTGGAAAATAGCATCATGGGCCATGGAAAAATCTAGATTAGAAAAAAGTCTTACAGCTAAAGGTTTAGTAAAAGGACAATCGTTTACAAGAAATGGTATTGAACAAGTGTTTGATGATAACTTCTTGAAAAGAGAAGCAGCAGATATAATTAAAAATAATGTGCCTAACTATGATTACGTATCTGACTTTGTAAAAGGTTTAAGAAAACTACCTATTGGTAACTTTGTATCATTCCCTGCAGAAATAGCTAGAACAGGTACTAATATTATAAGACGTGGTCTTAAAGAAATAAACGAAGAAATAATTTTACCTGACGGTACAAAAGTAAAACCTTTTCAATCGATAGGGTACACTAGATTATTTGGTATGGGTGCAACTACAATAGCTGTACCAGCTGCAACAGCAGAAGCATTTGCTGCTATCTATGATGTAACAGATGAAGAGCGAGAAGCTCTTAGAAGATATGTAGCTGACTGGTCAAAAAACTCAACGCTACTACCAATAAAAGACGAAGAAGGTAATTTTAAATACGTAGATTTTAGTCATGCTAATGCATACGATACTTTAGTTAGACCCATTCAAACTATTTTAAACCAAGTAGCTGATGGTAGAACAGATGAAGATGGTATGATGGATGATTTTATTGCAGGTATGTTTGGATCTATGAAAGAATTTGCACAGCCATTTATATCAGAGTCTATTTGGACAGAAGCAGTAACAGATATTATAGCTAGAGGTGGTAGAACTAGAGATGGTTTCCAAGTATTTAATCCACAAGATACGTCTGGTGACAAAGCATATAAAATTATGGCTCACCTAGTAGAGGCACAGATGCCATTCTCACTTAATCAATTAAAAAGATTAGATCAATCTATTGAGTCTGTTGACGTTTTACAAAAAGGTAAAATAGATAAGTTTGGACAAACATATGAATTTGGTGATGAGTTTGCAGGTTTGTTTGGTTTTAGATCTGTAGCGGTCAATCCAGATA